TCGGCAGGAATATACGCTTGGTCAGCGTCACGAATGATAGTTGTTGTGGCGGTGAGAGTATATGCCATGCTTATAGCTCCGCACTTGCTGTTGAACCTGTACCGATCACCGCTTCAGCAGTGGACGTTATGCCCACAACTGCCGAATCAGTGCTGAGCGCAGATTGACTTCCATTAATACCAGAATATGACATCGTAGGTGTCACACGTTTGGAAGTTTTGAAGGACCATATGACTCGTGAAGAACCCGATGCCGCAAAAGTACCATTGAGATTATTATTCAAAAGTTCAAAATACCTTTGGCATAATACCAGCTCTAACCCATCCGATCTTCGTTCAAATGGCGTCGCCTGTGTCCCGTTTTCGAGTTGCCATTCGCCGATTGTCCATGTGCCGGAAGTTTGCGAGCCCACTGAAAGTTCAATCTCAAGCCCAGCCGTTATGTTTGCACCCAAGGCAATTTGTGCCGAATATATTGCGGCAGTTGACGAAACGGTGAAAGTTCCTGTTGCAATAGACGTTCTCGATGTCCATGTGTCAGACGAACCAGGATAATAAGCCGTCCATGTTACTGTTGTCAGCAAACTGTTTGCCAATTGGACGGAGAATGTCGCTGTCGTTGAAGCTAGGTCATAGACATTCGTCGATTCATATCTTTGTCCGAACGCAATTCCCGTGACCGAGGCCGCGCCCGTAAATTTATAAACGTACTGGTTGGGAGCCGACCCCGCAACGCGCTGCCCCGTGACATTAGCGCCCGTACAAGCGGCATAAAATCGGTCAACAGTATATGCGTTTGATGTCCCAGAAGTTCCAGCGGTAATCGTCTGGCTCGCGCCTGAATTTCTTTGATCGATACGAAAATCACCATTTATCGTACGATTGCGAAGACCGGCGAGTTGACCGCCATTGACGGATGTGGTCTGGACTGTTCCACCCGTCACGTTGCCCGTCACGTTGCCCGTCACGTTGCCCGTCACGTTGCCCGTCACGTTGCCCGTCACGTTGCCCGTCACGTTGCCAGTAATAGTCCCAGATGCGTTAATGGCGGCTGTAGTCGTTGTTCCCGTTACCGCCAAATTCCCGCTAATCGTTCCACCCGCCAATGGCAAATATGTTCCAGAAGCGTTGATAGTTTGAATATTAAGAGCAAGCGACCAATCCCCGGACGCTAAATCCGTTGCCCATGTTCCAGACGTATTTGCAATAGCGCAGACATACAGGTTGTTCGTATATGCGCCGTTCACGCCGTCCTGAACGATGTCGCCAAAATTGTAAATGACGTTGGTAGCCCACACGCCACGGTAGGAGCCACCGCGAGCGGATACTTGCTGGATTTCCATGCAAAGAGTATCAAGGGCTTGTTCTGTAACTTGTGGCGCAAAATCGCCTTGATTCTGGATGCTGATAAGTTGCTGTAAAGGAAGCGTGCGCGTAATCGTACAAGTATAACCAACGCCAGGGGCACTATTTAAAGTTACATATCCCCCCACACCCCAAAGCTGACCAGTCGTGGCTGAATTAAGCGTTACTGTATATTGCGATGCTGTTAGAGTGGTGGATGCGCCAGTGCTTGTATTTGTGGTCTGAACAGTAATGTCAGATGCAGCATCGGCGATAAATGAAAATGGAACGACAGTTTGAGCCGCTATCAAAACAACGGCGGTGGATGAAGCGGTTGTGCTGATTGTCAATATAGTCTCCCTGTCTGCATCACGCAGATAGTCTGAGCAGTATTATAGGTGATATTTGTTTAAAAAGCTATCCATATATTATAACGGACGATTGTTCTGTAGCAATTGTCAAGGGTCACCGGCATAAAACAATTTTGACGGCATAGTATCATTTAACTATGTGTTATTCCACAGTATTATACTGTCGCTGGGTGTGTTTGGGTGTTTAAAGCTTGTTGTTGCCCAGCAATCCGCTAGATGCGCCACCCTTGGCAAGATAAACACCAGGAACCCCCCACGGAACGCCAGCACCAGGACTATATCCAATCATCGTATTATTGCCTTCTTGTCTCAATCTTTGATTTGCTCTTTCGAAGTAACCCGGATCAGCAGCCTCCAACAAGTGATACGCAATCAGATAATCATACGCACCCTTGACGTAAAATAGATTGGCGAAAGGAACGTGATTAACCGCCATGTGCGCCAAATCAGGCCACAGTTTATTCTTCTCGCCCTCAACATCGCCCATCGCTTTACCGTATAGCGAGGCTATGTCGTTCAAGTCTCCGGCAACGGGGCCAGCAGCGGCAATAACACCCTGCTTGCCCATACGCTGAATTTGCCCAAACAACTCGTCACCAGCAATACCGAGGAACCCACTATTGGCAGTTGCCTCTAGTGCCGTCTTTATGTTCATCGGATCAGGCAACGGACGACCTGCTAATTTGGCGTTCACAGCCATTCTCATATATCCAGCGGGAACGCCGAGAGCGACAAGCATCCCCATATTATAAACGACTTCTTTTTTGGATAGGCTTTGAAAGACATTTCGTTCAAGTATCTGGTTATAAGCAGCAAGAGGCCACGCTTTGAACTGCATCAAAGATTTTACCAATTCGCTAGGCAATGTTCCTTTTCTCAAATTGCCGTACATATACGCTTGTTCTTTAACGCCAGATGTCACAACCCCTTCACGGGCAGAATCGGAATAATAGGACAGGATTTTATCGGATATATTTCTCGCATCAGGATGATCGCCCAAACCCTCCATAATCGAAGTTGGCGTCAGGTATTTATTGCCGTTGTACTCACGAAGGTTGCCCTCTGTTTTTTGTATCAACCCCCACGCATCCGCATTAATGCCGTAGCGAGATAGCTGATTTTTAATGTGCGGTTCCAGAGCATCAAAGTTAGTCCTAATCGACTCAGCGAGATTATTTGAAATCATACTCTTGATGCCAGCTTTCCAGCGATCAAATAGAAAATGGATTCCAGTTGCATCCATGAATTTGTTGGCAAATGCGCTAACCGCTCCCGGCACCGTGCTTTCACCAAATACATTCGATTGATGCCGGAACATGCCGTCATCATACGCACCATTTTCAGCAGCAATCCGCGCCCATTCCCCCTGTGGCTTGCCTTCGAATATACTCTTAGCCATCATCCCAAACGCGCTTAACCTATTAATGCCGTTATGAGCAGCCATATTGGGAATCGCATACACACCAGAGAAGAAATGCGTCCACATAACACCGCCTAATTTCGTAGTACCCTCAAACGCACGAAGCGCGGGGCCAGCTTTTGCAACGAATCCCATGTTGTACGGGATGTTGGCAGTTCCGTCGAGTAATGCCATCTCGTTGCGAATGTTGTTCGCCTGATCTCTAAAACTCCTTACGGCATCCCCTTCGCTCTTATACGTTTCCTCAACGCGACGAATAACCATGTTAAGATTAGCCATTGGGTTGTTGCCGAATTGCTCCATCAATGCGCCAGCCCGTGCCATGCGATCAAAGATATTTGCAACGGTTGTAGCCAGATTGGGGCTTTTGCCGTATTTCTGGGAATAGGAATAAGCAGATTCGCCGTCTTTCCAGACTATCGCACGATGCGCGGAAACTTGATTGGACACGTTCTTTGTATTCTCAAAATCCTTGGGAACGAACCCGCTCTCGGTAGAACCAACCTTTTCATGAACGCCCGTGTAGAGGCTGTCATACATATCGCGCATCAAGCGCATTTGCATATCGGCGGCAGATTCACCTGCTTTTGGCATATCGCCCCTGAATGTTTTGGGCGACATCCATTGTTTTACATCGCCATACCAAGCATTAAATGCTTCATCCAATGTCTTCCCAGAACCCGCAGCAGCGCGTAACTTTTCAGAACTGTGATCTGTTGCGATTGCATAATCACGGGCGTCCTTAATTCTTCCGCCAACGGCATTTACATCATCACGCGCACCATCGGTGAACTGGACAATCAACTTTGCCAATGTAGAAACGGGGGAATTTCCTATCTTCTCACCGTTCTGCAATTTATACATTGCAGTATATGTGTCTTTGTCCATCAAGCCAGAATTAAAAGCCTTAGTCAAATTTGCCTTTCGTAATTCCTCACCAAATAACGTGCTGTATTGACCGCGTTTTGAAATCCATTTGCTCTGAATGCTGTTCGCAGCCTCATTAACATTCTTGAACGATCCGCGTAACAATGCGTGGAGCGTTTCAGCCGCATTCTTTATGCCCCCATTGCCAAAAATCTTTGTCATAATCCTGTCGCGCTTAACAGCAGAATCCAGCGCGTCCATCTTCTTCTCACGGGCTTCCTGCGCGTCACGCATAGCCTTTTGAAACTCACCACGCTCCATGCTGCAAGTCGCCATTACCCAACCCCATTTTCACCTAGGCATTGCCCAAGTTCCTTCATTTTATCGGAATAAACTTTATCTGCATCCGCAGCTTCTTTATAGGCTTGCTGAATATCAGCTCGTTCTTCGACCGTCATTCCAGAAGCATTGATTGTTCTCTCGGCATCGGCAATGCGTAAATCCAATTCATCGCCGCCGCCGATTGCACTCTTAAACAATCCTTCATCGGCAGGTTTTTGTTCAACATTTGGCTTAATCTTGTCGCCACGCGCTTGCATGGCTTGTTTAGCGGATTTCTCCATGCCGCTTAGGACACCTTGCTCTCCGCCTCCTGCGACATTCTTTGCTGGCTCGAAGGTTGTGGGTTTTTCTTCTGATCTTTCTTTTACCGCATTAGAAAAATCACGGACAAAATCAGTTGCGTCGCCTATGCTCATGCCTGACTTTTCAGACATCCCCTGCGCCATTGCCTTAAAGGATTCCTCTATGGTTAATCCCCTGTCTCTCAATTCATCCAACGCACCCTTGAACCTTATAAGTGCGGCCTGAGCCGCAATAGAAGCCTTACCTTCTTTGACAGATAGAATTTCCTCTGGCAGCATCTTCCTTATTCCAAGGGTTCCGATATATCCAATGTCTTTAATATCATCATGCGGCGTGAAAGTGATGTCACTGTGAGCTTTTATTAACTCGTCCAAATCTTCTTTTGTTGCGCCAGTTTCACCAATGCCATAAATAAGCTTCTGTTGTTCTGGCGTTAATTTATCCTCTATCTCACCAAGTTCCTTGCTGGCTTTGTCGGCACGGGCATGATCCATGCTTTCGGACTGCCGGACAAGGCGATTAAACCTTTTGGCTTCTTCATCGCTTCCAAGGGCTTTTATAAGTTTCTCATGGTCAGATAAATGCGTTTCATCACGCATCTGTTCCAGAGATTCACGGGGTAATTTATATAAATCGCCTTTTGTAACTACTTCACCGCTTGCGCCGCTTGCTGTTGGCCCATCATCTGTGCCTGTTCGTCCTGCGTCGGCTCTTGCACCTTCGGCTCCGCGTCCAGCAAGCTCTGAGTTGACTTGTTCAGAGCCTTGAATGCCTCCCTCGTTTCCGGCTTCAAATTCGGATCGCTCATCGCCTGCGCTGATTTCTGGTTCATCTGCTGTATGTGCGCTAGTCGGGACGGTTTCATTGGCATGAATATCCTCCATATCTGGATAGTAATCTCGTTGTAATGATGGATCTTCTTTATCTAGCAAATCAAGAGCATTATGCTCTTCTGCCGCCTCTCTAAGCTGTTTCTCAAGCTCAGCATGAATTTCTTCTGGTTTCATCCCAGTAGTATCAATGCCCATTTCTCCAGCATGACGCTCTAAATCTTCATGGTATTCACTCAATACAGCCTTTTCGTCTCTAGCTTCCATTGATGATCTGTTTTTCTCTGAATAAACATGATCCTCGTTTAGACCCCTACGAATCAACTCAAGAACTTGGTTATCTGACGGAGGGTTATGTGCATCGAATCCGGTATATTCTCGTCCAGCCAACTCAAGACCTAATTCATGCAAACTGCGCCCGGTGTCACGAATAAGTCTGCCACGACCGGGGACAAATTCTGTTTCTGCGCCCATAGCTTTGAGATCGCCATGTGGCTTTAATCCGCCCATTTCAGCGGCAAGTTGAATAACATTAGGGTTTTTAAATGGAGAAACTGTACGTTTTTGCGGAACGGTAATTTCAAGAGGTTTTTCAGAATTAAATACCTTCGGAACATTGATTACTTCTGTCTTGGCCTTTGCATTTTGCTTAATGGCCTCACGAACATCTAATGCGCCTTGTGCAATCTGTTGCTTCGTTAATCCAGCTTTATCAGTCAGAAAACTTACAAACTTGTCATGCGCTGGTGATTTACCTTTTCCGCCCACAATATAAAGAGCCTTATCAATGTCACTATTAAAGGCTACCTCTTTACCATCGGCCCAACGAGGGGAGGATTTGGATAATTCAGAAGGTAGTCTTGGCTCTGCAACAGGAACAGGACGAGGTGCAACTTCAACGGGCTTTGGCGTCAGATCAACTGATTTCCAGACAGATTCTGGGTTTCTCTCACCAGCCTCTACTTTTGCCAAAGGACGCGGTTTAGCAACACCTTCTGGATTAATCTGCTCAGCCTTAATTCTTGCTATTTCCTGAACAACGCTATCGTCAACATTCTCGATGCCAGCGTTCGACAATTCCTGTTTTACCGTTCCTTTATAACGGTTAATTTCATCGTCCGGCAAACGCGAGGGCTGAGGCTCAACCTTTAGGCCATTCGGAAGAATTGTTTTTCTTGCCGCCGCCATTTCTTCTGGCGTCATATTGGGGGAATAGCCGTTCTGATTTTGTTGCTTCCTGTCATCAGCAATTTGCGATAAATTGGGCGGTTGCCCATCCTTACCTATGACTGCCGAAGGATCAGCCGGACGACCATTAACAACATCAGCAATCGTCGAGTTCATCGCCGCAGCTTTAACGGGCGCTGGTTGGCGAAGAATATCTGCTGCTTGTGATTGAAAGTCAGTCTTGAGCGTCTGCGCCCTCATTAACTCGTCGGGCTTCAGAACGCCACTCTCATGCAACGCGCTTCCGAACCCACCATGAATTAATGCGCCTCCGACAGCCCCGAACGCCATATCACTAAGAGCAGACTTCACATCGTAGTCACCGCCCTGATACGCGCTGATGCCCAATTGCGCTCCGGCCAAAGGCACCATGGAAGCCGCGCCGCCAACAGCGCCTGATATTACCCTCGCGCCCACTCTGGCTGCTGTAGTGGCTGTATCAACGCCCAAAGCACCAAGGCCAGCTAAAACCTTGCTGCTGCTGAGAATCGCGCCTCCGTATGCCATTGCAGCGATACTGGCAGGATCGGCTAACGTTGCAGCCGCGCCAGATGCCAATGTCGGCAATAATCCATGCGTATTACTATAACGAGCATTCATATCCTCATTAACTAATTCTCGCTGTTTATCCTTAGTAATCATATTGGCGACATTCTCATACATCGGCTCATCAGTAATATGAACCTGCTTGCCGTCATTGCCAATCGGAGCCGAGGAATTAATTTGTTCGGCAGATATTTTCTGAGACTTCGGAAGATTGAACCCAAGCGCATTAGATGTGGCGTCTATAGCTGTATCTACGTTCTCCGCAACGAACGATCCAGCTTTATTCGTAAAGTCTGAGGCTATATTATTCCCAGTCAATCCAGTCCATGTTGGAGACTCTTTCTGGAAATCAAAAGCAGCGCTCTCTTGCGGCATCTGAAATGGTGTACCATCAGGGATATACATTATTTAATCGCCTCGTTAATAATATCAGCCAATGAACCCTTGACTGGAATTTCACCACGTCCCAAGTATTGATTGGGTGTCGCAGCCAAACCGCCTTGGGATTCACGTTCTTTCGCTTTTGCAGCAAGATTTTCAACACCAGAAGCAACTTTCTTCCCTGCCGATTCAGCAATACCTGGAATTTCGGAGAAGCTAGGCGCTTTATCAGCCAATGAACCCTTGACTGGAATTTCACCACGTCCCAAGTATTGATTGGGTTGCACAGTTAAATCTGGTGGACGCACGACAGGCTTCCGCATAGCAGCATCATTAAAGCCAACAGATATTTGCTTACCGTCCAAACCAAGAACAGGAAGCCCATGATTGTCGATCATCAGTAATCTTTGATTGGCCTCATCGGTTAAAAAAGAAGATGATGTTTGTAAATCTTGGATATAGTGTTCTCTTGAAGCATAAGTTGGCGGCACATATTGTTGCGGAGATACTAGATCCCCAATGTGCTGCTGATAAAACTGGGTGTTTGTAGATATGCTATCAATTCTATTTAAGGGAACGCGATCTCCTGATGGCAGATAGCCATAACCATGCGTCATTGCAGCAACAGCCTTATTGGTAGCATCTTTAATACTTCCGGCTGCTGGGTCATAAAACTTAATCGCCATAGACATATGTTCGGCTTGGTCTTGTATTTGCTGTAGATATTGTGGGCTTGCACCCGATCTACGCATCGACAACATAAAAGATTGTAAATCAGTATTGCTGGTCACGGCATCTTTCATTGCCGTAAGATTTTCTTTACCGCCCATAATAAATTCGTCTGTTTTACCCTTCGTCAAATCATCCGAACCAAGTTTAGCATCCATTGCGCCATACTGCGCCATCATCGGGTCTTCTGCCGTGTGTGCCTGAGTTTGCTGTTGGAACGTCAGGCCGAGTGACTTATAAACTTGGGGCCATGTATTTCCGTAATTCCTTGCCATCTTCGCAAGCTTGTCTGGAGCCTGCTCTGGATTCGCAGTTAAATCATTCTGAATTGCCGCAGCATAAGCTTTTGGCAAAACAGAACGATTAACTTCTGGCACCTGTAGGGCTTCCTGACGAGCCGCAACAGCATTAACGTAATTAACCATCTTCTGCGGGTTCTTGGTATCCTGAACAGCATCTTGGAATTGATTGCTTAATTTAGTATCATTGCTAGTTATCATGCCAGCGGGATCATCACCTAGTTGCTTATAATAGTCCTGAGCCGCTTTCTGCATTTTGCCATACAAATTTGACTGCTCACCGAAGTTCTGCGAACCGCTCATGCGTCCAGTGACATCAGCAACATAAGAAGAAACGCTTTTACCGTTCTTATCTGATGTATTATTTATCCAAGGCGTAGGGCTTCCGGCAGGAGCAACATTTCCAGCACCAGAAAAATACCCAACCGCGATTCTTGCTGGATCGCCGTTAAACTTGCTTGATAGATCATCAATAATGCGATGACCAACCGCCTCATTATCTTTGGGGTTGTTTATATCTTCACCAGGTTTGGCGTATTGTGCAAAGGTTCCGGGAGTAATCTGCCATCCACCTACAGAAACTCCGTTAGCAGGAGCGTTCGCTTTACCGCCAGATTCTTGTTGATGAATGGAATCGGCAATCGACATGCCGTGAGGGGCAAACGCATCTAATGCCGCCTGATTTTGAGCAGGCGTTCGTGTGGGCATCCCGCCAACAAAACCGGCAACCTGATGAAGCTGATTTACTTGGTTTAGAAAGTCTTGTGCTTTATCTGGATCTTTTCTAAAAGCTTTTTGAACTGTAGCAGGATCATAAACGCCGACTGGGGATTTCCCAGCGTAAGCTAGAGCCTCGTCATTCTTATAGGCTTGGTTTAAATCATAACGCGCCTGCTCTGCGCCAAAACTAGTTTGCATATTATCAAGATGATGCGTCATGGCATCTATATCATCCTGACTTCTTCCTGCGCGTTGCATTGAACCAACAACAGCGGCTTTATTATAATTGTCTCCTGTTACCGCATATTCTTTTGCATCCTGTATCGTCTGATTTTGCTGACGCACAAATTCTTGTTGCATAGCATTGGTAATTTCAGTGCGTTGTTGCGCATCAACATAAGGCACGTTCGTTACAACTTGATTGCCGTCCTTATCAACGCCAACAGCTTGGTATGAACCATTCAGATATTTATTGGCTATAGATTGCGCCAAATCTGGGCTAGTACGAATATTTGAGTTAATAGCACCTGATATTGCTGTGCCTATATGTTTTGCCGACATACCAGCAATCGCAGATGGATCAGTAATACCTTGATGGTCAGCTAAATCAGCCGTGTCATTTCTAATCTTATCAATATAAGTAGACGCAGTAGGGTTGTTTGCATTAAGCGCAAACTGATTGGCATTATTATCTATAGAAGATTTTAATGAGGTGAGTTGTGCGGATTCGGCTTGATCTGCAACATAAGCACCAGAACGAAAAATAGCACTGCTGGCTTCATGCGAAAAATCGTCTTTGAATTTATTCTGCGCCGCCAAATTTGGCATAGAATTGGCGTATTTTTCTTGAATTTGAGAAACGCTATCCTGAAAAGTTTTATAAGCGTTTACGGAATTATTGCCTTTGTTTTGTCTAAAAGCCAATTCCGCATCAGATAATTCTTTAGACGCATTTGTTACGCCGTCACGCGCAGACGAGTCAGCGTACATTTGGGCAAAATGCGTAGCTAAATCACTCGCTTCATCTCCTAATTGCTCACCAGTTTTACCCGCTTGCTCTAACGCCTGTCCTACATTTGCACCGAAATCATTCGGATTGGCTTGAACCTCAAAACGCGGCCCACGACCAGCAGGTGAATCCGTATCCGCAATACCCGATGGGCTTGCGTTATAACCTTGATAAACATCTTGAGGTTTTGGGCCAGCCATGATTTACCTATTGACTTGGATAAGCTGAACCAGAACCAACGGTGCCAAAACTAGAATCTACCGTAGGAGCAACAGAACCGCTAAAAACCACTGCGGCCACCATTCGTGGTAAATTTAGCGTAATTACTAGCAGCACTTCCCAACCCACCAAGCACAGAAGAACCCGCTCCAATGTCTCCGGCTGTTTCAGCTTGGCCTGCAGAAGAAGTGTCTAAATTTGACTGCGCCGTATCATTGGCACCTTGGACTTGGTACCCATAAGCCGTTCGAGCAGCATTAGAGCGGATTGTAATGGCGTTTAATTCTCCAAGTTGGCGAGCCGACGATTGTACTTGTAAGTTTGACCCTGAATTAATATCAACGCCAGATGCGCCTTCGTTAGCAACAATGGCCCCAAGTTTTGCGCGTGACTGAAGCCCAGCTTGTTCGGCTTGTGCTGTGCCAGCTGCCCCAGCGTAATTTGCGCTTTGTGTAGCTATAATAGCATTATTAGCAGCTATCTGGGCGTTGGATTTATCTGTGGCAGATGTGGCTTCTCCTTGTTGTATGGCACCAACTGTACCCAACCCAGCAGCTCCTATGGATGTGATGGCACCTATAGCCCCCAAATTAGCTCCAATAGCTGCTGTGGCAGTTCCAAAGGTACCAGCCCCACCAGCGGCGGCGGCTATTCCAGCGGCAGATACAGTTCCACCCGACATATTATTTACTTCCCCGTAATGGTAACATGATTGATGGCGTCTTCATTGCGCGAGAATAGAAGGTGCGTCTCATCCGTAAATTCTTCTTCAGCTTCTTCAACCGTTTTTGCGCTCGTTGGGAAGACCATTGTAACGTAAGTGTCACCTATCGCATATCCAGCTTGTTTGCGGTTGGCGTTCCCAGAGAATACATTGTACCCATGCAATTCAATGGGTTCGTTATCAATATAAATAACAAAATCACCGCTCAAAATTAGTAATGTTGGAATCTTCATAAGCGAACCAACTATTGTCACACCAGCTGGAACCATAATCGTTCGTGAATACATTCCAGCGTGAATCAAATGAGATGTCGGAATTAAGGTTTGTGGTAATTGACCAACAAAAGCCTCAAGACGACGAACATTGGCAATCGTCACTTCACTCATAGTATCTATGCGACGCTCAGCCACTGCATTAGACATTCGTTAATTTCCTGAAAAACACACGATTAGTCTCAACATACCCTATATGGGGTAAAACTTCAGCTAGATTACCACCAAAGGGGGCACTAATAAAGAGGCATGGAGATTGTCTTTCTGCGGCATATTCTTCAGCAGCGCGAATAAGTTTAAGACCAGCGCCTGTTTTACGATGCTCTTTAGCAACAAAAAGGCTTTCAGTGACGGACATAAGAACCCCGCAATGAGGGAAAATAGATATTAAAACAGTTACAAAACCGACTAATTTATCGTCCAAAAACGCACCAATCGCCTGCAAAGAACCCAATTTTTCAAGGTTATAATACATTTCCATCTTAGCAGAAAACGGGGGTGCGCCGTCCACAACAAGTTCAGTCGCATATTCAGCCAATAAATCTGAAAAATTTGGTGCAGATTCAAGGCGCGATACGGTACATTTACAAATATTAATCACTCGTATCCCCCATTTCATACCAAACAATAAGGCTGTTAAGGTTTATAGGAAGGGGGTACTGCGTTTGAATAGCAATTTGTGCGTTTGTTTCCCAATCGGCGGGAGCTTCAATATATTCATCGCCAGTATATAATGGCACTGAATTACCAGGGATAACAGCAGCATTTCGTTCTCTTGATGAATAAAGACCCGTCCACGTTATATTAGCATTATTTGGCTGGGTGGATGCATCAGGCTGATTAACACCAATTGAAATGCCCCTTGATGCCTCCATACGCGCCGTAACGCCAAATATTGACTTACGTTTGCCTTGGGGCGTGTCTTTTTGTCCTGGTGGGTCAAGGTACATAGTTTGTAATTGACACGTGTACGGCAATCCTACGGTTATTTGGGAGGCTGCCAGAGGCAATGTCACGGTGCCGTTAACAACAGTCTGACTGGGAACGACAGCGCCATCCGCCAATATAGAAACTTCCAAACCGTTTAAATGATTTAACCCGCTCACAGACGTTGTTGGCGTTCCTATTGACCAGTTCCCTGATATTTGGGGTATTGGCGTATTATTCGGGTCATTGGGAATAGTTTTAGTTATAGGTGTCGTTATGTTGGCCGTAACACTTGTTCCTGACGTATAAGACGTAATTGTAGCCACCCCACCGCCAGTTCTAATAACATCCCCAACCATGCCAGAAGAAAAAACCGAAGATGAAGTTGTGAAAACAACATTATTGGTAATTACGGCGCTGACAACCGCACCCGAACCTGTACTATCGGATATTAATATACTGGTTTCACCTAATGTATAATTTTGGCCTTGAGTTAATGGAGTAACTGCTGTGATAACACCAGCAACAACCGTAACACTAAAAGTAGCCCCAAAACCTTGCCCACTGGCGTCGAGCGCAACAGCAGTAGGTGCTGTATATCCTTCTCCTCCAAAAGCCACGAGGGTACTTGATATATTACTTGTTCCGTTTGCCGATGCTGCATAAATTGTAGCTGATGGATAATTTAAAGCCAAAGTGAGCCCTGCATCAACGCACCAGCAACTACCAACATCTTGCCACAAACGATTATTCATGCGTTCTGAATAATAAACGTAAACACCATTTACCAAACGCTGCGTTACAATATACAAAGCATCTACAGGTGGCTCTACAACAGTGCAAACGCTGGCATACAATCCATTGGTGTCGTGTCTTGCCCAAGCATAAACATCTTGTTCTTTAAGGTATGTAAAAGATAACATAGTGCCGTCATTTCTGACGCACCATATAAGTTTGTACGGTTCCTCAGCATAAGCCCATTGAATGATCTCATAACCAGTAAACAATTGGTTTGAAAGAACAGTAGTGTCCGTTCCAGTATAAATGTTAACAAAGAAATTATAAGACAAATCCCTTACGATTGATCCTTTGGCTTGCACATATAAAATATCGTAATTAACCACGATAGGCGGGACGGTTGAATTGCAACCATTATATGCTTGGGGCTGTGCGTCCTGACTTGACGGTGTAATAGCTGCACTATTACCACCATTTAATTGCCATGCCCCAGAACCTGTCAAAACAACTAACCCACCTGGCATGGGAACAAGAAATTGAATGCCATTAACTTGTTGCGCCCACGGTGATCCAGTTATTGAATCAGAATCGGCAATAGGTATGGCATAGTCAAAATTAAGAAAAGCCCCTGGCTGGCTCATGTAATACGTATCTGGATTATCAATTGTACTTGCATAAACGCGACGTTGCTGAAAATACGCTACGCATCCGGGGTAATAACCCGTCCCTGTAAAAGGGTTTTGATGCTGAGGGGGGACAGTCGTAAAATCAGGTTGAATGTTTGTGTCAACAAAACTTGTCGATAAACTTGTCCCGGCAAAACCAAAAAGAACTCCCGAAGGTTGCGCGGTTCCATACGAAGGCGTTGCTTCATATATATTGTAGCTTGTAGCCCCGGTCACGGCTGACCACGTAATAGTATTGCTACCTGCGTATATTGATATGTCGTTATTGTAACATTGAGCTACATTTGAAGCGATACTTTCTTCGCCATCGGAAGCAACAGCCGTAACAACATACTGATAATAAGTTGTCGCAGTTGTGGAAGAATTAGCTGTAGCGGAAGCACCAGTAGGAGCAGATATAGAAGAAGCAAATGTTACTTCTGTAAAAACCCAATTTGTCGCCCCATCACGCTGAAGATCATAGGGCGGATAATCATAGGGTGAACTTTCATTAACATAAGAAACACATGTCAAAGACATTGTGTTCGCGCTTTGAGTATATTTTAAATAAGGCAAATCTACAGCAGCGTATGGAGATGTCACAGTATAAATACGGGCAACCGTGCCGCCAGTAGAAGCGGTTGCCGAAGTTACGTTATTTCCAAAAAGATCTTGAACATTAAAAGTATTGGTGGTTTTCGCTGTAACAACCCAAACTAATCCGCTAAAACCCGTATTTCCAGAATCATAAATCCAATCGCCAACACGATAACCATGAGCCGTAGCTGTAAATAGTCCAGCGGAACTGACACTTGTTACAGTAACGGCGCTTTCTAAAACGTATGCGCCATCAGACAAGATGCGCATATATTCATCACCAAATTCCAGCGCATAACCTTGGTCAATGTTAAATTGAAAAGGAATTAACCGTGGTGGATAGCTAGATATTGTGCCACCAACATTAGGGGCGTTTTGCTTACACATTCCGCAATACGCAGTGCCTGCGCGTGACGCGGCTCCTCCACGATAATTGGCGAAGAAATTACGATAAGTAGAAGCCCCCGAATGATATTTCTGAAGATCCGTTCTGCCAAAAACCGAAGGACTAAGTTCGCCTGACGAAAAGCTGTTTTGAATAGTGGTTAGCATAGGCTAAATCCCCAATTAATGTTGTCATACCCTACGCCTTGCCAAACATCCCATCCACCAGAGCCGCCATTTCTTGCGGATATCCAGTCAGGGACGTGATCTTGACAGTTGCTGCCTTCATTCCCATCAGCCGTCCTGGCTTGCATAATAATTTCTTCAGCCAACCGAGCTTGCATTTGCATCAACGGCAAATTCATAGCAATGCCAGGGCATAAAAAGGCCGCCAAAGACGCCACAAATGCAGCTTCAAATTGCGAATCCCAAATTGTTGGGATTGGTTGATTAACAATATAATTAAGTTGAGCCTGATCTTGATTGGTCAAGATAACGCTAATAGGACTTCCGCTTGCATTTGTGCTGTAAGCAACCTTAAAAGGAATTTGACCGCGACCCCGAAAATAGATGGGCGCTGGAACACTACCAGTTGTATAATTCGTGCCACTTAACTGGGCCGGATACGTAGGAACAATAGCTCGTGCTTTAAGCATGTCAGTAGGGGCTGCATACATATAAAGCCAAGGTGTAGGAACGGTTAAACCATAGCCAGTAGTTCCACCTTCAGGCGTACCTGCTGCCGCTCCCAATATTGACAATGAAGCTTGTTGAGATAAACAATTCCACCAAGCAGTTCGCGCTAAAGATTGAAATGTGGGAAGATACAAAAGATTGCAAGCATTTGCGGCAACACTTTGATCGCTAGGAAATACGCTGCTTATGGTTGATTTGCCGCCTATTGCCATCAAAGATCGTTGGCATAGACTTAATTGGCTGGATGCTGATGTCATGCTTCACCTGCTTAATAATACAGGTTGCGACCTTTATTGCCACGACCTTTGAGTTTCTTTTTGGGCATTTCATCACGCTCAACTTCGGCTTCTTCTGCCTGCTCGTTCTCACAACTCATAAATTTGATTTGCAGACTAACGCGGCATTTTTCGCCGTCTTCATTTTGTTCAGTATTAATTCCCGTAACTTCCGCCATACAAAACAAATGAATCAAATCGCCAATTTCGCAATTTTCATCCAAGCCAAGCTTTTCAAGTTCAGCATCACAAAGCGTAATTTGAAGGCCATAAGGATATTTGGGAACAGATTCGCCTAGAGCAAATGGAACGCCCATTGACTGTTCATCTTCGAGGCTTCGCGCCATATCAACCAATTTTGGCATTTTCATATTTAACCCCTAAGCCGCAAGATTTTCAATTTCATCAACAGATATAGGCCGGATATCTTCAGCCACATGCTCTACTGGAATCACATTTGTTACTTTTGGAAACATATATTCATATTCGCCAATATGCCCAATTTCTTGCGATAAATCATGATCGCAGAACATTTTGACGCCATGCACACGTAAAAGTGTCGAAAAATAAATATCCGATCCAACATAATCTTGTTTTTCTTCAAGCCAACGGATTTCAAAACGAGGCTTAGGAATTTCTCTAAAAGACGACACGCGAGCCAAAAAACTTGCCCCGCCCATAGAAGCGACTTCTTGCAATCCTGTCTTACCAGTTGAATCCAAACGGTTGCCGTTTATGTCACACAAAATGCCTTTAACTTCATTAATATCATGCATAGTTTTGTGACGATAATTTGTTGTCACAACATCCTTATCATGCTGAATAAGACGATCAACAATATTGTTAGGAAATGTCATATCGTCATCTAAAGATAACCAATGGGTGTAATTCCCATTAATCATCTCATCGACAAATTTTTCTTGGGCTATAGGAAGAACGCTAACTTGGCCGTATGAACGAAACTGAACATCTTGGAGTTTATACCCAGATACGCCAATGCCAGTTGTCATCAAATAGGACATAAGTCCTACAAGGGAAGAGCCAAATTTGCCCTTCCAATCTCTATTGCTGGCCACGCTAACATAGAGCCTTACATTTTCCATTAAAATCCTCTTTACGACAACCTATCAACCCAGAAATTAGAGCCTGCGTTAAGCGTAGTAGCCGTTGCGTTGCTGACATTTTGAGAGAAAGATAGCGCAAAAGTTCCTGTTGTTGCAGCTAAAATCGTACCTGTAATGTTAACTGTGGTAACTGCCCCTGTATAAGCCAGAAGATTGCTTGACAGAGCCGTAATGTTACCTTGTGCGGCCACCGTAGCGGTATTGTAGGCCCAAGTATCAGCAGACAAAGTTGTTGCGGTAGCAGTGCCAGTAAATTGAAGCTTTAGACCGCCAGATGCACCGTTAGTTACCGACAAATAAACGTCAAAAACATAAACGCCAGCAGCTTGCAAAATAACTGACATGCCGCTTGACGTAATAAGCGTAGTCGAAGTTACCGAAACGCTATTGGCAAAATACGTGCTGCCCTCAAAGTTAGTGATTTGCGTAAGACTGAATTGCTCAGTCGTGGCCGCAGGATAACCGTTTCCAGAAATACCCTGTACGATTACTAGTTCGTTACCAATAGGAAGTGTTGCCATGATTAATCATTCCCTTCTTTTTCGCCACCCTTGGTGGCTTTGTCTATGATTTTGTCTTTCTTTTCGTGCGATTGCATTTCTTTTTGATGTTCGGGTTCGCCAAGCTCTTTTTCATGGCGAGAATGCATTTCTTTCATTTCTTTTTCGTGACGAGTATGCATTTCTTTTTTATCAGTATGACCTTTGGCATCATGCATAGCATGTTCGTGTTCATGACGAGAATGCATATCATGGCGTTCTTTGACGTGGCGGACATGTGCTGGCATTACTTCATGATTATCGGCTTCTTTCATGGTTTCATGGTTGCCAGCTTTTTTGGAATCTTTTTCAATACGGCTAATTTCCATATCTCCGTCTTCTCCACGTTTCATCGTAGGAGATTTGCCGTACATGCGTTCAGCTCTGCTGCTCATTTTTTAACCTTTCCATACATAGATTTCATAAGAGTCTTAGCCCCAACGTGCTTTTTCTTATGTGCTTCTTTTTCAAACGTTTCAGCTAAACGAGCTTCTTTTCCAAGCTTACCTGGTGCATTTTTTTCTTCTTCAGCATATTCATGAACGGATTTACCGGCAGCTTTTGCTTTAGCCGTAAAAATTCCTTTATGGCTTTCAGGAACCGCTTTTTTCATCCATTTCTTTTTTGGTTTTTCAGACATTGATTTTGCACCATCAACAAGATTGGACATTACCATTTAGATTAACCAAGTTTTTCGATTTTAGAAGCGCGTTCTTCATTGTTTCCAACAAATTCAGAAGTTGTTTCTGGGCTAACTTTTTGAATACGCTTCTTGCTATTCATTTTAGCGCCCATAATTTTAACACCATTAGGGTTTTGAACCGTTTGCAAACGACGAGCATCTTCTGAAGCGTTGGCAATCATTTCATCTTTAGTGCGTGGACGACCAGCATAATAACGACCATTGCGCTCAGCTACAATGCGTGCGCTTTCTTCCAAAGAATCAACATATTTTTCAAACGCTTCTTGCGCCAGTTCATTCATTGGCTCCATATCCTCGTTCGGCGTATCATAAAGAACAATGAGTTCGCCCGATGGATGCAGCGTGTCATCTGGGCCAAAAAATCCCTGTTCATTAAGAATACGATAAACAGGACGATCTTGCGGAATAGCAGGATCGCGTTTTTGAACGGGAGGCGCTGTAAAAAGCTGAACCATAAAGTCTCCTTTGTTTAGAAAAACCCGTGACCATTTCTGGCCACGGGGTATGCGTATTAACCAGCGATGTAATTGTTTGCGTATTGATTGCCCAGCAAACCAGCTTTTGTGCCAGCAAAGCTTGGAGGATTTAGCGTCATAAACGAATTGACGCTAAGGGTAATGGTCGTGTTCGATACCGTGTAAACAAGCTTGTAAAAGCGAGGAAGTGCTTCGCCCATAGCTGCCAAGGTAGACGGTACAGGAAAGTACAAAACAGAACCAGCGTACAGCATCGTACTGCCAGAAAGCGCAGCGGACGTGTAAATGGTAGTGTAAGTGCCTTGACCATACGAACCGTTATCAGGAGCAGCCTGCAAGGTGATAGTCATGGTGCCGGTTACTGTCGTGACGGTATTAATCGTTACGACAACATAAGGTTGTGCCATTCCATCGCCAACACCGTAATCAACGCCGATTGCAGTATTGGTTGCAGGGAAACCATTAATCATTGAAGGAGCATTGCCTGAGCCAGCACCCGTAATATCAATGATGGTGGAGGTTGTGGTTGTATTAGCGATTGCTAGTACAGTGTTGACCGCCGTATTGAAAGACAAACTATTATCCAAGTACATTAGATTTCTCCTTACGACAGTGTTGCTTCAGTGTTGGTCAAAGCATCGACCACACGGATGGGGATATCACGGAAGGCCAATACGGGATCGCCTGCAAAGTCCTTGCTCGACAACAAAACGTTTTTGTCGCGAATAGCTTGGATATCCAAGTTTTCACGAACAGTACGGTTGCAATACCAAGCTGGGTTAATACCAGGAGCCGGTTCACGAGGACTGTCGCTTTCAGTAATGCCAGAAGCGCGACGAGTAAGGGTAGGCAACTTAACAACTGCACGCGACATCAAAGCAAACAAGTCAGGAGGTGTCGTTGAGAACAGGCCGCCTGCGTTTGTAGTCGTATCAATGTTGCAGATACGAACCGTATAGCGCCAATCCTTAACAGCTAGGCCGCACTTCCAGCAGAAATAGCTGGTGTAACCTTCAAACTGGTTGCCGTTCGTATCGTAAAGAGCGCGAACGTCACCCTTGTCTTCATACTGAAGACCGGCTGGCGAACCCTTGGGGAAAATACCAAACAAAGTTTCGTCGCCCCACCCACCAAGCCACAAAGAAGCGTTGGCTGATGCTGTACCGCCAGCATTAAGTACGTTTACGGCATTCTTCGCGTTTGAAGACGTAATCGTATTATACTGAGGTGCAAGACCAGTAAACTGCTGTGGGTTCGTGGCTTCGTTTGAATAGAACAAAGCTGAAGCGATCTGCTGGCTAAGACCTTCAATATGCGCCATGTCTTGCGACAAACGGAAAGCCTCTACGTCACCATTCAGGGATGCTTCAGACTTATCTACCAAGCTGTAATCAACCAATTCGCCAATGGCAAACTGGAACTGAGCTTGGAGGGGTTTGGTGGACGCAACACCTTGGTTGTTGCCGCGCCATGTACCTTGCGGTAAACCAGCACGAACCGAGATTTTGTGGCCAAGAGGAAGATTGCCTTCCTTCCAGATAATATCCTTCAGGACTTCGTTGCATTGAGAAAGCAATTCTGCAATGTCAGCAACTGCACCATCGGGATCGACGCTCCGTGCCCAATCAACGAGATTTGGTAGGACGTTATAGCTAAATGCACCAGCCATATTATTAGCTCCTTCTAAGGGATGGGACGATTCACATCGTTCCAGTTATGCCTTGCTAAAGGGCGATAATTACTTCGAGAAGTGTTAGCTTTTCTTCCCGTAAAATCTTTGTTTGCGCGAAACTTGTTGAGCGGGTGGAGTTCCAGCAGGGACAGCCGTAGGCTCAGAAAGATTCGCGGTAGCTTTAGCAAAAGCGCGAATAACAGCTGGATGATTGCCAATGCCCGTTGTTTGCATAAGCGTTCTAAGTTCCTTTTGTTGTTCTTCACTTCCACCATGACGACGAATAAATTCACGTGCCGCAGCAGCAGTCTCGTCTTTACGATTTCCGCCAATTTCAGGATCTTTAACAAAAGAATCGTACCAACCCTTTGTTTGGTCTTGCCACGATTTTTTGTAAGCTTCCGCAATTTTCTCGACAACCGCTTGTACACTTTCAATATGACGATCAATAATTTTCTGTCCAAACTTTTGAACTAAAGCATGGTCTGCTTTAGACTCAAGTTCAAATTCAGCAAACATCTTGTTAACTTTTCCCAATTGGGATTGGTCAACAGTCATATTTTCAGGAAACTTCCACGGCTCATAGGACGGCAACGGAGCTGGTTCATCAGACTGGTTGCTCTTTTCCTCTTTGTTTGCCTCAGTCGCTTTTTCAGCGCCATCAGCAGAATCTTGTTTAGCATCTACCTTAATGTCCGATTTAACTTCAGATTTTAAATCTTTTGGTTCAGTTTTAATTTCTGTCGAAACATCAGATTTATTATCAGATTTAATTTCTGTAGATACTTCGGTTTTTACATCAGCTGGTGCTGTATCTACAACGTCACTGCCCAGTACGGTATCCATAGATGCCGATGCGCTCTCTGTTGATAAAACAGGAGCAGATTGTACTGGCTCAGGTGCCGTAACATTAACCACTTCTTCAGTCATGGTTAAGTATTATATAGAAAATTTATACTCATTAATATCCTACGGAAGCATGATGCATATTAAATATGCAATGAACCATTAGAAACTAAAATTGCAACAGCGTGCGGAATATTACGGGCTTCAATTTTATTTCTTACAGATAGAACATGAGTTTTTATTGTTGTTATTTCCAATTGGAGATTTTGTGCAGCTTCTTGACACGTTAATCCGTTTGCCAAAAGCACCATGACTTGCTGTTCTCTAGGACTCAATATCTTCATTTTTCCCTGCTTCTTTACGCATTTTTATACAAAGCTCAGGAGCGGCTTCTTCAATTTCCATCCAAATCATTTTACCAAGGTTAGCCATTCCGATATTGCAATAAGTTTCGTGAGAATCTCCACGGACAATAGGATTTCCAAACATATAGCTGGCTTCAAGTATATGGTATATCCATGCGCGTGCTTCTTTAACGGACATGATCCCACGTATAACTTCGTCGTTCTGTATTTTTGCGCGAGCAGCTTTTTTGCGTGCCCTATTAACTTGTTCTTTGTCGTCAGCATTATATTGATCTTCTTCTTCAATCATAATTTTGACCATTTAACATTGATGTCATGAAACAATGCAGTTACAGCCGATACAATTTGTGACCATGTGGAAGACCCGTGGCATATATGGGTAAAAACATGCCCGTTGCTTTCAATATAAGCTACACACATTCCGACTAATTCACCACGCTCTGCTTTTTGATTAAGGTTTTCCAATAAGCAAATAATGGATGTAGGCGTATCACCCGTTGGAAGATGAGATTCTGTTAACGCAATAATTTCAGCTGATTTGCGTTCTTTTGGCATTAGTTAATAATAAGCTTTTGCGGACGGCTTTCATCAAGAGCAGCAACGGATTTTTTTTGTTTGCCATCTATCATCTGCAACACATCAAAACGAGACATTGGTTTTGATTTCCATAAATTAACGCCATGATTATGGATTTCGTCCAACAGTTCGCTGACATCAGCCCAAATTGGGTGATTTTGCAAACGAGACATTTGCATAGCCGCAGAGGATGCTTGTCTTAAACCTTCAACAAAAAACTCAAATGTTTCTCTTTCAGTAATGGGTGTAAGAGATTTATCTTTTGCATCTGTTGCATTAATGCCTACTGACATTTTCCACCTTTATGCCGCTTCCTTTAATGGCCATATTAATTGCTTTATCCCGAACCGCTATAAGCTTTTCTTTAATTGGCAAAAATCGTGGATCTTGATGCGAATGAACCATTTGCGCCGCAGCACCACTAGATTTTGTCAATCCGTCGATAAAACGTTTTAAAATTTCAGTTTGTTTTTCTTCGGTCATTTACCCACCATTCGCTCCGGTTCCTAATAACTGAGAAAGCGCATTAGCGCCGCCGCCTATATCTGTACTTGCAAGAGTTTGTCCAGCTTGTGCGGCTATATTGGCTGTTTGCGCAACATGCTGCATTGCTTGCATCTTAGCCGTTGCCTGAGCAGCCTTAGCTTGCATATCGTTAATCTGTTTATATTGATCTGGCGAACGAATGATGCGCTGCTGGTTGCCAAGAAGGTCGTTCATAACACGAACATATTGTTCAGCATCAAGAATATTTTTAATTTCAGGATATATAGGATCCATATTGCCAATTAAAGCAGCCAAACGTTCCAATCCTCCTGTAGCAGCAGCTTTTTGAGACAACGCCAACATAGAAACAAAATTGACGCCCAAAGGCACACCCTTTAACGAAGGGGGCGGTGGATCTATAAAACCTTTGCGTTGCAAAATTCCGTAAATACGTTTCAGTTTTAACTTTAAAACCCCAAGCATATTTTCGATAACAGGCCCAAGTACAGTTAATTTTTCTTGAACTTTTTGTGCCACTTCGTATGCCGTCATACGATCAGAACCAGCACCTTGCTCTAGCATCAAAAACAAATCATTAAAAAAAGCTACTTTAATACGTTGCTCAATCGCCGCAATGTTTGCCGACATTGCCTCCACATCAGGATTAACTTGATATATGGAACGCATACCCGTTCCTGCATCAAGTTTAGGCACATATGTAACATGGCCAGGCAATGCCGACGATGGTTGATTCTTCATTGACATGTCCGCCAACAAAGGTGGACGAACCTGCTTTTCAATGGCTTCCGCTAATCTGCGTGTCATAACTTGGAGCTGAATAACATCAGGGAGAGCGTCCATACCGGGACTGCGCCCATAAGCATCGTTTGATTGTGTTGACCAACGAGCAACCGTAAACGGCTGGTCATGAAACCCACGAATTGATAAAGGTTCTTTGCTGCCAGAAGCCCACACCCAGTAAACTTCTCTCCACGCAAAATCGCCAGGTACTTTACCAATTTTTCCTTTTCCAACAGCAAAATTTGGTTCAATAGAATGTGATATAGTGCGTTCCTGATCTAACGCAGAACCTTTTTGTGACCACATAGCTTTAATATCGTCAGGAGGAGTCTGACTGCCAAAAAAGTCTATGGTTTGTAAAATGGTTTGTAGAAATTGACGGTTAAATGTATCAACTCTATTTGATCCATCATTCCCTAAATAATGTTCGCCAATGCAAGGATTATAACAACGAATAATGTCTCTTTGATCTTCATAAATAAGACATGGGGCTGTCCCAAAAACAACCACATCTTCTTTTTCCTGGGCTTCAGATTCATAAAAATTAGAAGCAGCCAATATTTTATAAAAACGATCTTCAGTTTCGTCCATCCATTGACGGCCAGCGGTATCAAGATCTTTATGGGCAATCGCCGAAACCATTTTAAACCAAGGCCGCGATGGCGATACCAAGCCAGATACAAGGCCGCCAGAGCAAATACGTGCGGCATAAGTAGCTGTAGGATCAACAATTGATTTATTGATTTCTCTGCCACGAAGCATATTATTGGGGGTTGGCATACCGCCAGAAGATTGAGTCAACCAAATAGAACGACGAGGCAATTCAAACTCAGCTAAATCAGACCAGTTTTGCATCCACCACGAATAACGCCATGCTCGTAATCCGTTTAATCGTTCAGTTAAATGCTTTTCAAGTTCTTGCCAATCTTTACCTATTGGCTTTTTGTTCATAGGTGGATCGTTTGGCTGCAAACTTAATACGGTTGGGCTTTCTTGATCGTAAAAAGCACCCACAGAATTTTTCGGCATTGCCACAGGGTTTTGTTTGGTTATTTTATTTAATAACTGTTTACCCACGATGATCGCCCCTATTGATTGAACCGCTGCTTACGCCGTGGATAAGGTTGTGTTTTGCTAAATTTAATTTACCGACAATTTTTTTTTCTTTATCAGTATTTTGTTTAACAATATGCTTACGATTAGCCCTAACGGGGGCTCCGTCAGCTTTAATAATTGGTTTGTTAACAGGCGTAGAATCAACCATTAACCGCCCCTACCCACGACACGTTGATTTAAATATTCATCAATAATGTCTTTAGCACGATCTCGGTCAAATTTTAAATAACTGCCATTGTCATCAAATTCTATGGATGTGCATTCAGCAAGAGCATCAAGCATCAATGTTTCCAGCCCACCCGTAAATATATTCTGACTACGATTATCGCGATAAGCTGTCGTCATTTCTTTGCTCCCAATAAAAGTTTTAAGGCCATCTTAACTTTGTCTTTAAAAACATATTCTTTAGGATTGAGTAACTTTTTTCCGACAACCCAAAGGTGGTTCTGGATGGAAACTGAGACTTGGGCTTGGCTAAATCCCATGGCCTTTGCCTGTTGGTCAAAATTTTCAAACCATTGTTCTTTAAATGTGACCCCCAAACTTTCGGCATATTGTCGAGACCCTTCGTAGTTATAATTCATTATTGCCCCAACAATTTCTGCTGAGCCGTGCTTTGTGGAACCGTAAGCCCCTGTTCCCCCAGAGGCCCTGCTGTTCCACTGGCCGCCGCCGCCCCACCAGCCGAAGCAGCGGACCGACTACGAGCTGTTGCGGTAGCCTCGGACGATTGATTAATTGTTTGAGCTGCAATAGGAGGTGAAGCAGCTGGAGGCGGCACAGGAATTGCAGGCGCGGATGGTGCGCCTCCACCCATATAACAAATCCACGGTTCGTAAAAAACATAACCATTGTTAGTGAACTTAATCATCTTAACTCCTTTTGCTTAACTTCTTTTGCAACAAAACGTGACCTCTGCGATATTCATAATCCTTAAGATATACCTCCCATGGAGCGGGGCATTCTACCTGTGAGATTGTGCATCCTATACTTTCGGCCCAATCCTCGACCTGCTTTGTGTATGGTATCCAGCCACCTATTGTCTCCATAAACTCTTGCCAACCCTCAACCCGAACCCCCGTCAAACAAATAAACCTTAGTTCTTTCGCGGCAGGATATTCAAGAATCTGCGTTATTATAAACCCGTCCAGATCATCGTCCTCAAAAGCCAGCCATATCTGCATATGATTAGTTCTAATATATTCAATGACATCCTCGGCCCTTAACCTTCCCAAGCTATACGAACACGCAACAACAAGCTTAGGATACACAACATCAAGATATGGTTGCAGGTCATCATACGGCGTTGGAACGAGCCGTTTCATTTTCCCTTCTTATAAAATTTTGATTTACGGGATTGGAATTTGGACTGCTTTTTGTCTGCATCAGTAAAATCTCTACCAACAGACTGCGGAATACCGGCGTATCCACCTTTTGTATGGGCGGCGATTTGCATTATCTTATGTTGTGCTTTTGACTGACTTGGCACGCCTTTTGAACCCAAAAAACGGTAATTTGGGTGTTATCTTAACACTAAATTTATGTTAAGTCTAGGTTATCGTTCTTGCATAACCCGTTAAAGCTTGAATGAATTTCCATGCAGATGCTTTATCGAACTGCATCCAGGCGCATTCCTTTTCAAATTCAAGCGTAAGTTTGTTATCGGAAATACCAATCTTCATTGCCATTTGAGAAGGCATTTCGGTTGGCTTAACAATTGTACCATCGGGCTTTGGCTTAAAAACAACCCCCTGATCCGGCGCTGCTGGTTTTGCTGCAAACCCAGTTCCATTGCCATCAAGATTGTTTGGCAATCCCATTGCGCTACGAATTTTTTCAAAATTGTCGGTCATGTTTACTCCGTTATTTCCAAATGTTCAGCATCAGGCACAAAATGCCACGGCAGTTTCAAGATATTTACAATCGGCTCAAAGCTAACGGGTTTGTAACGAGATATGACATACAAAGGTTTTTGTAGTTTCAAAACTTCGCACAGCAAAACCAGTGACGTATCTATTGTAATCACCCGTTCTGCTTTTTCAATAACGCCAATCCAATCAAACAAAGTAAAACCTGGAGTTTCACGCAAATACACCGTATTTAACTGCGTATTAATCTGCATTTCGCCTGTACTGCAATGACCATTAACCAATGTGTAGGAACCTTCAATTTTTAGTTTTTCTTCCAGTTCTGCCTCTTTTTTAGGCAAACGGTTAATTTTGACATAATTTGCCCAATCCGACCAATCCATCTTCAAAAACGAATATTTGGATGTCATCATGCTACCGTTCATTGCTTGATAGGCAGATCCAATGGGTAAAAACACAAATTTATCAGAATGACGGACGGGCGATGTAAACGGTTTATTGGCCGTCTCATTATGCAATTTGGTAAATTCGTTAGAATACTCAAAGTCAGTTCCTAAAATTTGATACTCGACATTAGGATGGGATTCAAAATAAGAAGCAATCCAATAATGGCGATCAAGTAATGGGAAAACAACTTTAAATCCCATGTCAGCATATCGCTTTACAATTTTTTGAATAAACATGACATCGCCAATGCCATGCGGTTGGTCAATCATAATCTTCATATCAGAGATCCCAAATAGTCTTCCCATTCTTTTGCACGAGCATCCCAATTACACGCACGCGCGTAGGCAACTTGACCTTCCCTGTCAAACCACGAAAGATTACTTATTGAATTAACAACATGCGCTGCAAATCTGCCAGCCACGATAGGCGTAATATCGGGTTGTAAATCCATCAACGCCCCAAACCCGGCACACGTTTCAGGCAACGCGCCCAGCTCGGTTGATATAATCCCGCAACCAGCCGCCATAGCTTCCATAGCTGATATGCAAGACGTTTCTGGAAACGTAGAAGGATATGTCCAATAATCTATGCCAGCCAATTCATCAGCCAGCCGAACTTGCGATAATGCGCCGACATACTCAACACCATCCAACTTACGAGCAGTTTCATACAATCCTTCATAAGGGTCAGTTTCTCCATAAATCGCCATGCTCGAAAATATCTTTAAACGGCATTCAGGTATATGTTTTCGTATCGTCGAAAACGCCAACAGCAACACATCCAACCCGCGATAGGGCGTTGATGTATAAGCAAGCGTAATGTTATCATGTAAACGACGCTCAACATTTAAGAACGGTTCGCTTATCGCATTCCTGATAATTCTGGTTTTATCAAATATCCGAAACGACAATTCGTAACGCGACTTTTGCCATTCACTTACAAATACAAACCCAGAGTAAATGGATTTTTCCTCCGGCGTTGCCAAATTAAAACATGCCGGTTGATTGCTATCATGATGTGCCCACAAAACAATCGGCTTTGTGCAACCAACAGATTTCAATTTGCGACCCAACGGCACAGAAACGGGAATCAAAATATCATAATCATTGGGTTGAACTTTTTCGCTTTGCGAAATGAATTTAACGTTCTCAACTTCGCGTGGCTCCGCAACACCATTCACAACCGTAACGTCATGCCCACGTAATGCCAAAGCTTTCGACAATCCAGCCACAGCCGATTGCGTGCCTCCAAGGGGTTCGCTTAAACCCGTTAAACAATCATAGGCGCGTGGGGAAAGGTCAATAAAAAGAAGTTTCATGCCCGCTCCAGCGCATGATGGCGTGATTACAGATTTACTCATCTCCGCCCCTCAATGACATTGCAGATAACCAAAGTTGCGAGTGCGAGGAGCCAGCTCATTTCTCACCGCCCATTTTCACCAACAACTGTTCAATAATCGTGCTGATCTTTAATCCCGTTTTTTTGACACGATCCAATAATATTTTGTCAGCCATGCGCGACAAACTAATCGTTCGTCTTACTGTGTTTCCATTATCTATCGGCATGTCAGCGTTTCCTGCGTTTTTGTTTTTTCTTGGCAACAATTTTCTTTTTTTTCAATCCATCGTCAATCTTATTATCAAGAGCAATAATTTGTTTTTGATGATAATCGTACATTCTGTTAAGCGCATCTTCTAGGTCAACAAGCCTATTGTGCAGGTCTTTGTTATGCCTTCCTAGCGTTTGTATTTGCGCTTTAATATAATTTAATGTTGCAAAATCTTCTTGCAAAATAACAGTCCTGTCATCTTCGTGCAAGACCACGCCGCGCAAAATCCATTTTCTAAACCATTCAAACATATTAAAAACTCCCTACCGACATGTATAACAATCCCCAAACTGCGACGTAAACCGTTCAGCAGGAGTTTGCGCGTTATATTGTTGCAATTCGCGTTGTTGATCTTGAATTTGCTGTTGATACTGCCGCTCTCGTGCATCTTCCTGCATTTGCTGATTACGCGCAGCACCTTCGTCATACGAATTATTCGAATACGAATTGTCGTTATACGAATTATGCGACGAATACGAATCGTAACTGTCGTATTGAGCAAATGCTGGGGTCGAAATAACCATAAACAATATTAGGTATTTCATAGATAAACTCCGTAGTGTGAACTTTCATAATTTCAATCTATACCTCCTGTAAAAAATAGCAAGCATAAAAGTGTGAAAGTTGTTTTTTCGGTGCGATATAGGCGGGGGTATATACGCCTACGACTATGACTTTGGGGGGACTCCCCCGCCTACCCGTGCCCCTAAAACACTGTTTCGGCATTGTGGTCTGGGCAAGGGATTGAACTAAACTGCTATTGAATTGATATGCTTAGATAAATACAGTATGAATGTTATGACATACCCCCAGACATACCCCATATGTAATGACACTAGAGACCGCGAGCGGCATCTGTCGTCAATGGATTGTAGTTATATTGATGATTGCCTTCATCATGCTTCATGCCACTATCGGCTTTTTTTGTATCTGGCCTTGAATAACGCAGCATCATAATTGCATAGCGACAAGCCGATATAACGTCATCGAACTCTTTGACCACTTTGCCATCCTTGCGATGATACATAAGCATTTCATCAAAGAACAATTGGCAGCTATCGAAAACTTTGAATGTGCCATTTTCCATGCGCGTCAGCATGTCCATAATTCCAGCCTCAACGCCGTTCGATCCATCGTCAAAGGTTGCGCGTTCAGGCAACATGGCTAGACCTTCGCGGCGATATTGATCAGCTAGGTTTTCGCCCGATCCTTTATCATGTTGCAATCCGTCATGCGGCCACGACCACGGCAAATCTTTGCCCCATGATTTTAACGCGCTCGCATGAATGGCAGGAATAGCCTCAGAACGTTTATAAACATTGATAAGGTAAATAATATCCATATCAGGATTGTAAGCTATCTTAGCTGCAGCTGTCGGATGATCCCAACCGAAATCGATGCCACCGATCTTGCGATACCACTGTGGAACCTCAAAACGAGGAACTTTTATCAATTCCTCAGATACCGGAAATATGCGACCCGATCCAAGCATCGGTTTACCGTTAATGCGTGCCTCGCGTTCATGCGCGGGATAGCTTGCGATAATACGCAGTTTTTCATCTTCTGAAATATGCGTAACATCGGATATCGTCATATTGATATCAACGCGATCAGGCGAAGGTTCATTCAGGAATCTACGCACAACGGTGGACATCCCTAAAAGAGGGGTAAATGTCGTCCACAAAATACCGCCGGTCGCATTGGTACGTGTGAGGATTTCCATATAAATATCATCGGGCGGTTCTTCGTCATTCCAAGCCCATTGCAACGTGTCGGCCTGGAACTTCTCGCGCCCCTGTTCATAGTATTTCAGCTTAATACGTGAAACGCCACCCCTGACATGCTGAACAAGTATCGTATCCGCAAGCCCTGCCACACCGCGAGCGTTAATGACTTCCTTGATGTCCTTGTGCGGAATAAACCCCGTTCCCTCTTTACCAACAGCGCCGATCAACAATCTTTGAATGGTGTCGCGTGTCACCTCGCCTGTAACGCCCGATGCCCAGCCATCATTAGCTTTGTCAAAACGTTTGCCATCCCACCAATCAGGATACCGCCCCGTTGCGTGCATAGCGGCCTCAGCGCCGCCAGCCAATGATTTTCCTAATTGGTTGCCTGCCCGAAACAATCTTTCACGTTTCGTCTTGCCCAGGCTGTGGAATTGTTTCTGTTTCGGGTAAGGTTGATACAATTCGAGCTTGCGCCTCAATAACTGTTCCTCGATCTTGGCCTGAAACATCAGCAATTCGGATTGAGAGAGCATCGCGGAGTCTGAGAATGTCATCGAGCGTTAACTCCTCAAATGGATCAAGTTTTTTAATATCGAGTTGTTGGATCGGTTTGCCTTCAACGCGGTTGATTATTTCTTGAATGGCGGCGGAGTTGCCTTCCATAGCCTGCTTGCAAAGTGTTTCCGCCAGCAAGGCCGCTTTATTGCCCAAGGAACGGTTATCTTTTGAAAGGTCATAATCCCTAGGCAAACTTAAAATAACGCTTAGAGCATCGGTTATAGGCTTAGCGGAACGTCTTCCGCCAGGATTTCCGGATTGTCCTGGCTGAAAAGGCATTCATTTCAATCCTTAAATAATTGAATATTAACTAATGTGCCTAAACTTTAATCAAAAGTCAACCACGAATAAAACTGCCTAAATTTTAGGCACCAAATTTGACAACCACGCAAAAAGCCCAACAAAAGCGCCACCAACAGCATAACTACGGCAGAATTGGGTAAAAACTAGGATAAGGAATCAACGTTTGCAGGGGTTTTTCTTTTATTTAGTCAATATATATATATATTATAATATAAAAAGAAAAAGAGAAGGGGTGATAAGAAGCCACCGATATCTTCTGATGGTGGGCAAATGTTGACGCTATATCGTAAGTTTTCCTGTAACTCATTGATATTTATCTGATATATGCATTTCCTTATCGTAGTTTTTTACATACGTGACTACATTACACGACATCACAACATCACTATTGCACAATGTAGTTTATTGTGGTAATAATGCCTAAATAACTGTAATGAAAGGATTTTATATGGCTTTTGAGATAGACTGGTCAAAAGTACCACCGCCGCCGCCTATCAGGCATTGGCCTTTTAAAAACTGGCAAATCGGTCAAACGGAATTCTTTCCAGAAGACGGGAGGAACACCACCGGCGCGGCTCAGTGTTGGGCATCAAGAACAAAAAAGAAATTCAGAACCAAAAAGACAATGGAGAACGGTGTAATGGGAACGAGAGTGTGGCGGGTAGAATGAACAAGCCAGAAAGATCAAACCGAAGCAGGAAATACCATTTTGGGCAGTGGGAACTAGGACACGCTCAATTTATTGCCTTTCGTGTGGGTTCAAAGGAGTATTTCAATAAAATGCGATGCACGCTTAGAAATTGGAACTATCGGACAGACAAGCGTTTTAAAACAAAAACTGTAATGGAAAACGGCATAATGGGCTTGCTGATAAAGCGTACTAAGTAATTTTATTGCTTTCTTCTAACGTGTTGTAATTATTGAATACTAACATGGCGATTATGCTTTACAGACGGTAAATTGTGGGATAAGATGCAGTCATAAGCGAGACCGCGCCTCGGGAAATCAGGGGCTGGAGTAGATACCATGTCAGATAATTCCACTTCTTCCAATTCCCACAACTACGAAGCCATTGCCAAAGAAACCTTGACGCAATCAGGCAAGCTTTGCGCCGCTTATCGTTACTTCCACCGCTATTCAATCGGTAATCAGTTCTTAGCGATCATGCAGCTTGCACAAGCCGAACCGATTAACACTTATAACGGGTGGAAAGAATTAGGTCGCCAAGTTAAAAAAGGCTCGAAGGCCATCGCGTTGCTAATGCCTTGCGTGTCGAAGGACAAAGTTTCGGGCGAAGTTAACGGCATGTTCTTCATTCGCCGGAATAACTGGTTCGGATTGAGCCAGACCGAAGGCGATGACTATGTTATGCCGGAAACGCCAAGCTTTGATATGGCAAACGCACTTGTCGGGCTAGGCATAACAACCGAGCATTTTTCAACGGTCAATGGCAACGCGCAGGGATACGCAAAGCCGAATGCAAAAACAATCGCCGTTAGCGCACTGGCAGCTAATCCCCTTAAAACCCACTTGCACGAAATCGCGCACTGTTTGCTACATGCCGATGATGTTTTGCTTGCCGACAGCGCCGAACTTCCCAACACCGTTATCGAAGTAGAGGCCGAGCTAACCGCTTATGTCGTGCTTTCCGTTCTTGGCATCACCGAAGGGCTGGAATACTCGCGCGGTTATATCGCCAACTGGAACAGCGGCAACGCAGGGGAAAAGGTACGGTATGGGAAGGTATTTAGCGCCGTGGACGCGATATTGAAGGCGAGGCCGCATGAAATACGCTCTACAACGCGCCCCAATGCCGCATCGTTTCCTCGTGATAGATACGAGCACCCGCGAGACGGTAGGAGCAGGGCTGACCATCCTGCAAGCTTATGAGCTGGCTACGATGTTGAACTTACGTTCTCTTAAACTTGAACATGGAAAGGCGGCTTAAAATGACCAGAACATGCAAAGCAATACCCCTAACGATTGATACCGCCGCTGCCTATATCGTGGGATTAATTAAAAACCACAACCTGGCATTCACAGGTGGCTATGGCATTGATTGCGACATGGGCGTTGAAAGCTGGGGCGATATTTACCAAGGCAACGGCAAACACGTTGAGCTTAACTATCAACGCAAGGGCGGTCATGTTGTCGTAACGGCTTTTGAAACAACGGTGACGGCATGAAACGCTTTATCATCATGATGCAACTAAGCGAAGATAACGAAACACCGCTTTATTTTCCTTGCGATGCCGATGACGCTGACCATGCGGAAGAACAGGCTTTAGACGCCTATCCAGGCTGGCATTGCGTAACAATCTATCAGGAGGTCTAGCCATGCTTATTCAATTACCGAATGACGCCAAACTTACCGGGGTTAAGCAAACAAAGCCCTTCACGTTCGAACAAGTTTTCAAAAGTGAAAGCGCCTCTTTTATCGGGACAGAAAAAGAGTTTTTGACCGCTGGCAAAGCCTATAGCTACGTCTCGCTTGATAAATTCACTCGCTTACAGGTGCAATCATGATTGAAGTCACAGAATGCGAAGAAATTGGCAATACGTATCCGCCTTGTAAAACGTTTATCGAAGCTTGCGCCACATTGGAAAAGCTTAACCCGGACTGGCGGGAGTTTTGGACAATTCAGCAACGCGACAATATCGCCGAAAGCATGGTGCAATCATGACTTGGCTTACCAATAACCCCGAAACTGCGGCCAAGCTAAACGCCGCTGATAAAGCTTACAACAAAGCTCGCGCTGACGCCTTTCATCTTAGCCTTGAACAAAAGGTTGACCTATCCCACCTTCGCGCAATCGAAGCCAGATTAAACCGCGAAAAAACACGCTTGTTTCATGCCGTGAACGAAAAAGAGCGAGTGTTTCGGGAAACACAAGTTAAACAAGCTCAAAAAGAACTGGACGGGGAAAAGAAGTTTCTTGCCAAAAAGGGCATTGTTATCCCTGAAGAAATCGAAATGAGCGATGATGAATTGTTGAGGGAGTTAATGTCATGACCATGCTCACATGCAAAGAATGCGGCATATGGCTAGATCACGAACTAGCCCACGCAACATCGGTTAACAAAGACTACCCGTATTGCGACGAGTGCATATGGTTAGCGCAGGAGCAGGAAGAAATGGACAACGGGCAATTCGGGGTGGGCGCATGATAATCCAAGAAGATTGGCAAACAATGGATACAGCACCACGGGACGGCAAGCCTTTTCTTGTCTATGGAAAGGGACTTTATGCGATTTATAGGTGGGAACAAGAACTTGGACATTTTGAGAATGAAGGAGATTCATATCTTGATTGGCATAAAGCTAGAGGTTGGATGACTTTACCCAAAATGCCAGATAGAGGGGATTTATGACCGCCTTTTCCTTCAAACCCATATTCGTGCCTAAAATCCTCGCTGGCGAAAAGCTATCGACTATTCGTTCGACCAAGCGTTGCGAGGTTGGCGACACGATGCAGCTATACACGGGGTTGCGCACTAAGAAATGCCGTAAGCTCATGGACGCGCTTTGCATTGGTGTCGCGCCAATTATGATCCGTGAGCCTGACATATGGGCAATTATTGGCAAGATCGAAGGCAATATCCATCCAGCCAGTGTTTTACATATTCAAGAAGGTTTTAAGAACGCGCAAGATTTCTTGGAGTTCTTTCGCCACGAATACGGATTGCCCTATCGCGGCTGGATACATGCATGGTTGCCGAAATGAGAGAAATTCACAAGCTAACTAACATTGATAACCCATATGAAGGTACTGAACCGCCTGATCTTTTAACACTTATGATTAAGTGCCAAGATTATGTCGTGCTAGGCATACCGTACAAGAAAAACAGAAGCGCACGATTGCAGAAGAAAATGCGAAAGATTGTTAGGGGAATGAATGAGTAACCACCCATCACGATCCCGCCGCAAACGGAACGCTTTAAGGTTTCGCCTATACGCAGCAGACGGGCGCATTCTTGGCGTATATTCGCGCCGGTATCTAGCCGAGCGTGAACAGGCTTTGCATAATGGCTCGGTTTTGAAAGTGGAGGGCGGAAGTGGAGGGCGGGAAATGACTGACCACATGAGTCTCTTGCACTGGACACACGAACAACTTGACGCAGAACTAGAGCGTGATAATCCTAGCGAAGCCGTGATCGTCGCGTGCCGAATCGCCATTAAAAAGCTAGAGGACGGAGGACATGCAAAAACCTTCGCAGAAATGAGCCAGCCGAACGATGATTAACCCACATAAGCACTTCATTATCAAATGTGACCGTTGTTATACGGTTATTGCCCAGTGCAGATGCTTCGATAGTTACCGCACATTGAAATGGGAAAGGTGCGAGAATTGCAAACAGCCTAGCTTGGCGCAAATGTGCATAGACCCACGCGAGTCGGAATGATCGAACGGCGCAGCGGGAGAGAACGACGAGCGTTTAAATCCCTGATCGTTAACCGCGCCAACTATAACTGGCATGGTGCTAACAATGTACGCAGGTCAGAGCGCCGCGCATACGTTGAACCTCCTATAACTTGCGTACTACCGCAGCCCGAACAACCGCCAATCCGCGAGTTTGCGCCACGCAAACAGATACGACAAACCATAACGCAGCTAATCCGCGACCACTTGCCAGACTTTTGCTGGATGACCGCGCACGAAGTTCTAGCGGTTATTCAGCAGCTTGATGATACTGTACAATCGAAAAACGTACATATGGCACTCATGAAGCTTGCTCGAAAAGGTGAGATCGAGCTAAGACAGTGCCGCCAAAATATGAAGCGAAATGGCAAGCGCGTGGTTTTTGAATACAAGGCAATTTCCTCTTGACACAAATGGTTGACGGACAATCAGGTTATCACACTACCCAATGACGATAAAAACAAAAAATCATTCCGTATAAGAAATAAATAATGTTTTTGACCAAAGGAAAGAATTGGATATATATTGAGCGTAGAACCCCGCCAGTTGAAAGTTCCCCATGTATATTCCGATTAGCGTTAGTGAAGCCGTTGAATTAGTCGCAAAACGTGCCAAAAAGCTTAAAATATCGGTTTCTGTTCTCTGCACTCAGGCAGGTGTTTCGCCAGCTACTATCACACGCTGGAAAACCCGCAACAAATCTTACAAAGTTTCGACATTCCTGCGCCTCATGAAATAGGGGCGAGGTATGGCAAAAACATCCAGTGCTAGGACTATCGCGCTTAATGATATGAACAAACGGTTTGCCGTTGTTTGCATCGGCGGCCTTGTGCGGATTGCAGATTTTTCGCAGGATATTCCGCGTTATTTGTCGGTTAATGACTTCAAAACCCTACTGGACAACATATTCGTTGAAGAAGAAGCGCCGACCACAGAGGAAGAAGAATCAAAAAAGCCAAGCAGAAAGAAGATAGCTTCTTCATGGCTATCATGGAAACAGCGCAGACAATATGAATCGGTGGATTTTGCGCCGAATATTGAGCTGGACAGCAGTTCATACAACCTATGGAGGGGCTTCAAATTTGAGCCAAAAGAGGGCGGGAAATTTGATTTATTTCTCGATCACGTCAAGACAAATATATGCAGCGGGGAGGATTACCTTTATTCGTGGGTGCTAGACTGGCTTGCTGACATGTTCCAACGTCCAGAACGTAAAAACGGGGTTGCTCTTGTGCTAAGAAGTTCAGCAGAGGGCACGGGTAAGGGCCGATTCGCTACCACAGTATCAAACCTTATCAACCAAGCTAATTACGTCCACATCTTGCAATCACAACAGCTTGTGGGAAAATTCAACGCACAATTGCAATACAAACTTTTAGCCTTTGTTGACGAGGCTTTTTGGGGCGGCGATCAGCAAGCAAAGGGCGCTTTGTATGGCATGATAACTGAACCTTATTTGAACATCGAAGGGAAAAACAAGGACGCCGATTTTAAACGCAGCTATATCCGCTTTATCATGGCCACTAATTCGACGTGGGCAGTACCAGCTAATGCCACAGCACGGCGATTTTGCGTTCTGGACGTAGCGGAAAACGCAATAAGAAACCGCCCCTATTTCGCAGCAATCGAAAAGCAACTAACCGACGATAACAATGCCGGATATAAGGCTTTACTGAGTTTCTTTTTAAATAGAAAATATGACGAAAATATTTTTTCGGATGTTCCTAAAACAAACGCTCTTTTAGATCAAAAACTCAACGGCATAGCAGACGAATTAAAATGGTGGCACGAGGTATTATTGACGCGCCGTATAGGGGCAGCAAATCCGTGGGACACAAATCCGCTTAACCCAACGATAGGATGTAATGAGTTCTTTGAAGCCTATATAAAATGGGGCGAACAGGCGAGAGTTAAGCACCCAAAAACTTCTATATGGCTGGCGAGGAATATCAACGAATACGCCGGACTTGAGAAAAACGAGCTTAGACTAACACGTAAACAGGAGTCTTCTAATGGATCGACCTACTATGCGTTGGATAGGATAGAATATTACCGCGCTGCCTTCGAGGAAAGACTGAATCAACCCATAGATTGGGAGGAATAAAGCATGTTGTGTGATGAACTTTACGAGAGCCATACTGGAAAAGTAGGGGCATATTTCAAATATGACAAGGAAGGAATTGGCTCCTTATGCAGGAAGTTCATAGAAGCTCATAAATTTGTTGTGAGCGACGATGCTTACGAAATGGCTCGACACATTAGAGAGCAGAAACCATCATCAATGCTAGAAAGTATGAATTTCGCAAGGCCACCGTTCCCCCTAACGTGGATTGAGTATAGTTCATCGGCAAAACGCGACAGTAATATAGATGATCTACGCACAGAGGCCGAAGCACCCAGAACAAAGAAAATAGGGTTTCTGGTAGAAGAAAAGAGCGAAAATGAATTGCTTATTTCGATGGGGTATTCTTTTAGAGATTCATCTTTGCCGCCGATTATGAGCATTCTTTCTTATGTTTACGACAAAAAGAAAGGGGCGGAAATGATGGAAGAACTTATTAACCTGGGATCTGGCATAAAGGTAGATCCAAGTACGTATATGAAAGCACAGGATGCAAAGATTTCCGAATGGGTAGAAACATTATCTTCGCACGAATTGGAAGCAGCGAAAAAAATTGGGGAAATGTTTGTACCTTTCCCATTCCCGCATTACATGAATACAATGTATGAAGGAGGAAAACTCGATCAAAAGATAATGGTTCAGTCTATGCAATCCGCAGCCGCAGATTGGATTGGAGAAACATTGTTTCCTCAATTGTTTTTTATCCTTATGAACTGTAAAAACGCAGTAGAAATCCAAGATCACGAAAATATTGAAGCTTTAAATAAGAAAAGAATCCGCAACGGAAAGCTGGCATTATTTGATCATAAAACTATTGTATTAACCAACAAGTTAAAGGCAGCAATTAGAGAGGACGGCGAAACAGACGAGCATGTAAGAATGCACTGGCGAAGAGGGCACTTTAAAATTAGAAAAACTGGCGTGTATTGGTGGAGTCCGCACTTAGCCGGACGTAAAGAACTGGGAATGATCGAAAAGGATTATGTATTATGAAACCATCCGAAGCACTTCATGCTTTACAGCCATGTTCTTTAAAATTATGGCAAGAGCAGCGCATGAAAACAGAAACAAACCGCGTATCGTTGATGCTGGCCGACCCGAAGGAAATCGACCTGTACCTAGACGGAGCTTCAAATTACATGTTTGACGGAAGTTTCTGGGAACAGCAGCACCTGTATCACCTGTTCTGTTTCCTGTGCTGGAATAGGTCAAAACGCGAACCAGAGGGGCTATTAAAACGCCTTCTAGCTAATGGCCGCGCAATCATCGAACGGCGCATTAACGCCGACAATTCAGACAGGATGGGGTTCTAATGGCTAAAGGGAAGTTTACACGCAACAAACCCACACTCGCCGCGCTACAGGCACAAATGAGAAGCCAAGCTCCAAGCGGCTGGGGTAACAAGACTTCGGCCACTCCATTAGCCTTCATGGACAAGACACCGCGAGCGCCGCGCAAACCACGAGCTCCAGGACAAAAGAACGCGCACGAGGAAAACACCACACAGGCCGCTGTCGTGCACTACCTACATCAAATGTGCCCACAGGTAACGGTTTCCGCGTCAATGAACGGTGAAATAGGTTATATTCGGCGGTTTATGAGTATGCAGCAATTTATGGGGTTAGTAGCTCGTTTCAAAGCCAAGGGAATGCTCAAAGGCGAACTCGATCTAATGCTTACGTGGCACCCTGCTCGAATAATCTTTATCGAACTTAAAAAGGAAAAAGGCGGTGTTGTTTCGGAAGCGCAAGAACTTGTGCATAAGGCGCGAGTCGATCAAGGCTTTAAAGTCTACGTGCTAGATAACGGAATCGATGGCCTCAAGGAAATCATATCCCTAGAGGCAATCCCGTGTCGAGAGCATCATTATTCGACCCCGTTCTAACGCAACCACGTTGCCCGCATGTCCAAGTCCCCAGATACTCAGATTTCTTCAACCTATGCGCCAAAAGCAAATTCACGCCAGTTCCGAACGAGCCTTGTGCGCCGCATACGCATGGGTGGCTGAACCAGGTAGTGCCGCTTCGGTGCTTTCGGATGGAGGGGTTATTTCTTGAGATACTCACGGATTAGGCCACGAATAATTTGGGAGACTTTCATGTCTTTTGACTTAGCATCGGCCTTCAAAGCCTTGTGCATATCGGATGGAATATCAACCGATAGTCCTGGTGTTTTTTTAATTCGTGACATTTGTAATTTACCCCATTTATTTTATTGACGCCCCATTAATAGCATTGTAGAGTGTTTTTGTCAAAGAGAGAATCAACCTTCAATTAGGAGCCACGACATGGCGCTATCGAGTTGAATGTGGCGGAAATAATTCTTTCAAAACAAGTGGAAAAGCCAAATGCCAATAATTATTAATTACGAGAGTGAGCAAGAATGGCTTTCCCACAAGGAAAAGGCTATTACTAGCAGCGAAGTAGCCGCTCTGTTTAACGAGTCTCCATACACCACAGAATATGAGCTATTCCATCGCAAGAAAGACGGAATCTCCATCAGCATGGAGGACAATGATCGGCTTCGTTGGGGACGTAGGCTCGAAATGCCGATAGCCCACGGGTTGGCTGAAGATTATGGTTGGGAAGTTAAGCCGCTTAAAGTTTTCATGCTGCACTCGACCTGTGCTCGCTATGGATCGAGCTTTGATTTTGAAATCAGGCGGGGAAACGAAAAGGGATTATTCGAGTTAAAGAATGTCGATTATAAAGAGTACAAAGAAAAGTGGATATCTCTTGACGACGAAATAGAAGCGCCTGTTTCTATAGAACTGCAATTACAGAGCGAGTTAGAAGTCGCCAACAGTAATAACCCAGAGCCTTACACGTTCGGAATTATTGGCGCTTTAATTGGTGGGAACAAACCCGTCATTGTTGAGCGCACCGTGGATCGTGAAATCGGCAAGCTTATTTGCGACAAGGTTTCAACATTCTGGCGCATGGTTAATATCGGCATTGAACCAACTCCTGACTTTCAGCGCGATGGTGAGATCATAAAGAGGTTGTATTCAGATACATCAGGCGAAGCTATAGACCTTTCATCAAATAATAGATTTGCATCTTTGATTGGCGAATATGGTCATCATCAATCAATAGAATCCGTAGCCAAGAAAGCTAAAGAAGCCGCCAAAGCTGAAATGACTACAATAATGGGAAATGCCAGTACAGCCCGTTGCGGAATTGACTGGGTGACACGTAAAACCGTAAACCGAAAAGGCTATACAGTCGCAGGTCAAAGCTACGTAGACCAACGCATTAAACTAGGAAAAGGAGGACATGACCAACAAAGGTAGAAGGAAGAACGGAAAAGAAGAACTGATATTCTGTAAAAATGGACATGAATTGACTGGTGATAACGTAAGAATTGAAGTCACTGGTTTTAGAAGGTGCGTCAAGTGCAGAAGCGAGTACGGCTTAAAATATAGACAACACAAAAAGGATGAACAAAATGAACGAACCGCAAACTAAGCAAATAACCGTCATAGATGAAGTCAGGGCAAACATTCAAAAAATGAGTGGTCAATTCGCTATGGCATTACCGAGCCACATAAGCCCTGAAAAGTTCCAGCGCGTGGCCATTACGGCCATTCAGAACAGCCCAGACTTGCTTAATGCAGATCGTCGCAGCCTGTACGCTGCTTGCATGAAACTTGCTCAAGACGGGGTTATTCCCGATGGACGTGAAGCTGCACTCGTCACATTCAGTACCAAACAAAAAGACGGCACATGGATTAAGGCAGTCCAGCCGATGATTATGGTTGCAGGTATTTTGAAAAAGATACGCCAATCAGGAGAACTCGCAACGCTCCACGCTGCGGTTGTTTATAAGAACGACCAATTCCGTTACTGGGTGGACACTGAAGGCCAGCATATCACGCACGAGCCTATTTTATTCGGAGAACGCGGAGCCGCGATAGGCGTTTATGCAATGGCTAAGACAAAGGACGGAAGCGTGTTTGTGCAACCGCTTTCATTGGCCGATGTTGAGAAAATCCGCGCAGCTTCACGTTCCAAAGACTCAGGGCCGTGGACTTCATGGTGGGAGGAAATGGCTAAGAAGTCAGCTATTCGCCGTCTTGCTAAGTACCTGCCACAATCAACAGACGTTGAACAAGCGTTGAAAGCAGACGAAGATTTGTTTATGCCGGACTTACCAGCGAAAGATCATGCTGAAAATCAAGCTTTGCTAGAACTGGCGCAAGAAGAAGATAAGCCAAAACGCAAGTCACGACTCGACAAGGTTAAGGAAGCAGCAACGCCTGTTGTGGAAGCGGAAGAAGCTATGCCGCCCATCCCCGACAACATGCGCCGTGGACGTGACGAACAACCACCAATGCCAGAACCAGGATTATTCGAGCCAGAAGATGTAATTTAGGAATCCTCGCGCCAAGGTAACGAGTAGAGCATGGCGCTGGCAGCACGGAATTAGACGGCAATTATTTGGAGGGAAGATGAAACCCAGCACCGACCTTATTCTTTGGCAAAATCTAGGCCAAAACTGCCATCATCTGACAAAATACATTTATGAACGATCTGTAAATAAAAAAACCGTTCCTAAATGGTACTATGAACATGAGATAGAGAAAAGATATGCGCGTAAAACCCTACAAGCCCCGCCTACCGCATCCGAACCCCAAAATAGGCGAATACTGGATTGTTGAATATCACGGCAAACGCGAGGTTATGAAGCTGGCCATGCGCACGAATCCGCAATGGTATCGCTGTGAACATCATGACGCTGTATTTGATGTAAAGCCAGTTAAACGGGTTAACATTTAGTTAATTATATATCCGCTGGCGAAACGAATTATTGCATTGACTATCGTTGTACACTGTGCAACAATCATAATCATAGAACGGAGCTAACATGAAGATCAAGAATATCCACATAGGTTTAAGAATACCGGCTGATATTCTGGCAACAATCCGCCAGAGCGCAAAGTCAAACACGCGCAGCCTATCAGCCGAAATAATCCACCGGCTCAAACAAACCATCAGGAGCAAATAGCCATGTCAAACGTTACGCCACTTACACCAAAGCCACCGTTTAACGCTGAGTGCCGCAAAGCATACGCTACAGGCCGTTATATCCACGAATGGGCGGCTATCGACCAAGGCGCGCGGGAGCTTGACGAACGTGCACGCAAGGCAGTTGAGCATCTAAACCGCGCCTGTGATGTGATTATGTTTGGCGGCAAGCTGTGAACGAGGACACCGAACAAACCTTAATGCGCCTACAGCGTAAACTTTTAAATGGAGGATATGATGATTATCTCAATAGCCAACAAAACCCTGTTTCTTGTGTTGACCCTGTGCATACTGGCAAATTTAGGGGTTATGGTGTGGCAAACCCATTTATTCGTTCAGGTGACTTTCGGGAATCCTCCCGTTGAGCAGGTCGCGCTTGCACCAGCTTTAGACATGGCGCTTATGCAGCCGTTGCCTACGCACCCAGCGCCGCAAAAAAAGCCTAAGATTAAAGGATAGATATGTTCGATTTGGAAAAACTTCCTCAAAGAATAAAAAATAAAATAATGCCTGAACCAAACTCTGGATGTTGGTTATGGATGGGGGCTATTGATATAGGAGGGTATGGTGTAACTTGCAGCGGAAAACACCAAAAGGTGACAAAAGCACATAGATTTGTGTTTAAATCTTTTCACGGAGGAATAGATATAAATTTATGTTTAGACCATCTTTGCAGAGTTCACTCTTGTGTAAACCCCGCCCATCTCGAACAGGTTACTCACAGGGAAAATATGAGGCGTAATAAACCTTATATAATTCATACATCTCATTGCCCGCATGGCCATGAATACAACGATGCAAATGCTTACATAACTTTTGATAAAAAAATAAACAAACAGCATAAAGTTTGTAGGGCATGTGACGCTGCTAGAGGAAGAAAAAAAAGAACAAAAATAAGACTGGAAAAACTCAACAGGAGCTAACCCATGGCCGCACCCTTTGACATCCCCGACCTTTTGCCCGAATATATGCTGTACGATTTTGCAACCGCCTACGAAACCCAAATTGAGGCCGACATGCGTTTGAACCGTCCGTTTGATGTTGGGATGCTGGTAGCCGTGCATTCGTTCTATGACACGAATTTGAGGATCGGCACGGGAATCGTTCGCAAGGTCGAATACGGCGAGGCGTTTGGGCAATGGCTATGTGACGTAGAGACCGCCCATTGCATGATGTATTGCATTGCCGCGTCACGGCTTAAACGTCAGGTGTTTACCAATGTTAAGGCTTTGCTACGGCAACGGGTTATTCAGGGAGGTGTGTTATGCTAACGCCAATGTCGAAAAGAGTCATTAAGAAAATTAGCAAAAAGCCGAAAAAGACGGCATCCCCTAAACGGGTGATTGACAAAAAACATATTTACGAAGACGCAATTTGCATTGATCCGAAATGCCCAGATCATGCCGCTAAAGACGATCCACGCGCACCGATTGCTGCGTGGTTCCCCAAAGATTCCCCGCAAGCCTCTACGCAAGCAAGCTCAAACCGAGCACCTGAATTAACAGGGCCCCATGCAAACGATACTAGTCACGCGCATGGTGGGGGAGATCCATCCGAACACGACATAATCCCGACAAAAACCGACTTAACCGTCATGTTCATTTGTGGTATGCTGTCAATGGCGAGTATGGGGCTAGTGCTATGGTTCGTAGTGAAACTGCTGTCGTAATACCGTTTCCGGCTAAGATCGTCGCGTATAACCCATTCCTGATCTGGCAATGGTACGTTGAAATGTGGACGGCATGCCTTCCAGTTGTGCGCCATGAGTGCAAGATTTACAGGTTTCCGGCTAGGGAAATAGCGCCTAGATAGTCGTT